CGGTGGGGTTACTGGTGCTGTTTCTGGTTCTGTTGCTGGCACTGCTATCAAAGGTGGTGACGCTAGTCAGATTGTTACCAACGCATTTGCTGCTGGTGTTGGTGCAGGCGTGCAGGGTGTAATGCCTGACAACCCTGACGCAGGCAAGATCATTGGGACTGCTGCTAGGACGTACATATCTTCTGGCGGCAACCTTGATCAAACGCTGTTGAACACTGCTGCAACTGCTGTTGGGACGCTTGATGACAAACGAACAACTCCTGCGCCTATAGAGTCAAGAACAGCAGACCAAATTACAAACCAAATTCTTTCTGAATCTGAAAAAGTTGGTCAAAACATCGGCGCTGGAACTCAGGTTGCCGCAGCCGATACTGGCACTGTAAGTGACTCGGTACAAGAACAATTAGTTAGATCAAATTTGACAGAAGATCAAAAACAAGATTTAGATGCTACTGGAGTTTATCTCGATGACAATGGCATTGTTAGAGATAAATTTGGAAATGAAACAGTAATGAGAATTGACGTTGGAGGGTCTGCAAGTTCCGGTGGAGAAACCGGAGACGCTTCTTTCAAGCGACTTATTGCGGTAGCGGGATTGAACCCAGAAGGAACTGCTTTGGCAAACAGCAGTTCTCCTGACGCAAAATTGGCATCATTGTTTGGATCTACAACTGGCGACATCAAAGACGTACCTCTTAATTTTTTTACAAGCGCTGTTTTTGATAATCCAGCTCAAAAAGAATCATATTTAACTGTTTGGATGAACGAGCTTAAAACCGCTTCTCCAGATCAAAAAACACAAATTCAAAAACAAATAAATGACATTCAAAACTCTAGTGTAAAACCTTCAAATGTTTTTGTTGCATTGTCGGGTAGTGAGGCAAGCGAAAGTGGCGGAGGTGGAGGAGCGTCCGGTGGAGGTGGAGGAGCGTCCGGCGGAGGTGGAGGAGCGTCCGGCGGAGGTGGAGGAGCGTCCGGCGGAGGTGCAAATGCTTCGGGGGCCATTGACATTGGAAATGATATAGCACTTTCTGGTGAAGGATTGGTTGGAGCAGGAACGGGAGCCGGAGCAGGCGGCGCTGGAGATCAATATTTAACAAGCATAGGAACAGGCGGAAAATTTGGTTTAGGAGCTGATTTAGGAACCGGATTAAGGGGCGGAACAGGAACGGTTGGCGGTAACGGCACTGGAGCTGGGACTGGAAATCTTGGATTTGGTGGCGCAGGAGGCGCTGGTACCGGAGACGGTGGCGCAGGTAATAAAACGGGCGGAGATGGCGCGGATACTGGCGTCGTAATTGGAGATGGTGGAGGAACGGGAGGTGGAGGTGACGGTAGCGGAACAGGTGGAGGAACAGGCGGAGGAACAGGTGGAGGAACAGGCGGAGGAACAGGTGGAGGAACAGGTGGAGGAACAGGTGGAGGAACGGGCGGAGATGGCGACGTAGGCGGAGATGGCGACGTAGGCGGAGATGGCGACGTAGGCGGAGATGGCGACGTAGGCGGAGATGGCGACGTAGGCGGAGATGACGACACTAAAAACACAACCGTCCAAGAACCTACAACACCTATATACCCTACTGTTACCCAAGTTCCTCGTCCTAGAAAACCAGTTCCTACGACGATCACGGGACCGAGTCCTGCTCGATTGCTAGCAGACGCTTTGTCTGCTTATAGACCAGCGGGTGCTGTAGAAGGGGTAGAATCCGGCAAGGAAAGAGAGCCTGTCTGGAACACAGAATCACTGCGAAACGCATTGGGGATTTAAATGAATGAACTTAAAAGTTTGACCCGCATGGGTGGCGACCTTCGCAAGATTGCCCGTCTGTTGCAAGACAAGGGCAGGAAGGGTGACACTATCCTGGCGCATATCAATCCCCGTGAGGCTGCTCTCCTGCGTGAACACGGTGGGTCTGGCACTACCAACCCAGAGACGGGCCTGATGGAGTTTTACGAAGACGATTACGGCAATCCATTAGAATTGAGCGCACCACAAACTCCTGCGTTTGACACACAAGGATATGAAGGCGTTACTCTTCCTGAAACAGTGTCTGGACCACCTGCTGTTTCTGGGATTGATTTGACTAGCCAACCAAGTGAATTTATTTCTACAGAAGATTTCAGACTTCCTGCCGGTCGTTTGTCTACGCAAACTGGCGCTCCAGCATTTGACGTATCTCGCGTTGCCCCTGACGTTGGCAGCTCTTATCAACTAAGTGGTCGAGACTATTCTTTAGCCAAAGCAGGCGTTCCTGAAGCCACAGAAAAACCTGAGAAAGGGATCCTAGACAGCCTCAGCGGTGGCGACAAGCTAAGGCTTGGTCTTGGTCTTGCCGGAGGGGTGCAGACGGCTCTGACAGCTCGTAAAGCTCGTGAAGGGGCACAGAAATACGCTCAACAGATCCGTGAAATTGGTGCGCCTTATCAACAGAAAGGTCTGGCAGAACAAGCTGCTGCTTCTCGCGGAGAACTCAACGCTGTCGGCCAGCAGCAGTTAGAGGCACAACGTGCTCGTGCTGCCCAGGCAGGCGTTGCCCGTGGTGGCGTAGGGGTGGCACAGCAGCAGAGGGCAGAGGAAGACCTGCGCCAACGTCTGCTGGCAGCGCAGCAGGACTTTGGGTTAAAGTTGTCCGGTATTGGCGATCAGTACACTGCCAAGGCCATCCAAGAAGGCATCCGTGCTGACGCAGAGATCTCGGCCATGTACGGGAACTACTTCAGCAACCTGACTCGACTGGCTGCACCAACGATCATTCAGTCTAACCAACCTGCCAAGGGGTGATCATGGCTAGTTCTGATCTTTTTTTTACTGAGGCTTTAAACAAACCTATTCCTGCTTTGCGGGAAGGTACAAAGCCAACTAAGACGTTTGAAGCAGAGGCAAAACCACCTCAATCTGGGAACTTGCTTGAGAAAGAGATTACTGATTTTGGAGCGGAAGAAACTAGGCGTCTTAACCAAAACATTGATTTAACCAAGCAACTTGGTGACGCTCTTCTAAAAGATGCTGAAGGAAAGAATCTTCTTGCAATAAGAGAAAAAGAGTTACAGGCAAAACACGACAGGGAAAGAAAGCGTATTAGAGATGAGTTGGGAGAGAAATTCTACAACTCTCCTGATATGCAAGAGTTTAAAAAATTTGCTGATGAGTCAGCAGATAAGATGGTGTTTGTCCCTAGTGAAACCACAGCGCCTTTGCTAGGCATTGTGTTTGCAACTATTGGTGCAACCGGAATGTTGTTGGGTGGCTTGAGCAAGGGCAATGCTAAGTCGGCTCTGGCGGCTATGAACGGCATGGCAGAAGGATTTACCAAGGGCAAGGAAGATTTGTACAAGCAAGAGCGACAGACGTTTGACACCAACGTCAAGGCAATGAATCAGCGCATGGGCATCTTAAAGGCAAAACTTGATGTTGCCAGAGAGAAAATGAAGTATGACGCTGAAGCAGCCGATCTTGAAGCTAACGCAGCGTTTGCAGAAGCCGGTGCTGACTTTTTAAAGCAGAACAAAGACAAGTTTGGTCTGCAAGACACCATTTCCAAACTTGAAACCCAGATCAAACAAAATGAAACTTGGGCAAAGTTGGTAACAACCAAAAAAGCCGATGCGGTTGCAAAACTGTCTGATCAAAAATTTAAAGCGTATCAAGATCAGTTAAGAAATTCAGAAAGAGAGTTCTTGCAAAGTCAGCTATTAGAAAGCAGAGAAAGGCAAGCGGCCTCTGATCGCGCTCTTAGAGCAAGTATTGCCCAAGGACAACTTTCAAGCCAAGCTCAAGGAAGGGCAATTCAATTGCAACTTGCACAATTAAGGCTTAGTGAAGCTAATACAAGAAGAGATATTAAAGCATTGCAAGACATTGGTCCTGCACTAAGAAATATTGCTGTTAATTATCCAGACGGCACTGCAAACAATCTGGTTGGTGCGTCTGCGGATGACAAAAAGAAAATTCAGGGTGCGTTTAGAGCACTTCAAGAATCAGAAGAAACAGCAGACTTTATTGCAAAAAACCCCAAGGCTGTTGGTGCTTTGGCAAAACTTCGTAACGTCATTAAAGTTGATGCTATCCAAAGTTTAAAAAGCGACGATGAAACTCAAACGGTTGCTGGAAAATCGGCAATTCTTGAATCACAAATTGATGCTGCTGCCAATAAAGGAATAGTTACCAAAGACGAAGCTGAAGCGGCAAAAATTCTTGAAAAAAGATTGTTTGGTCTTGCTCTTGCGGACGTTCAAGGTTCTGGTCAAAGAGGTTCTGTGTATCTTGATAGACAGTTTCAAAACCTTTATGACCAAGCATCTCGTCCTGACACTTTATTAAAAGTCATTAAAGAAAGGTCTGGGGAAAACAATAGAAACCTTAAGATTTATAGGCTTGGCGTTGAAAGGCACGAAAACCCAGAATTGTTTCCGTTAACTTTGTCCGAAACGCAAAACGATTTTAACAGGTATATTCAAGAAAGGTCTCCGGCTCCTCGTCAAGATCACATTGAAAGACTTAGAAGTGATCCATCTCCAAAAATGAAAAAATTTTTTGATGAGGCGTATGGAGAAGGTGCTGCCAACAGAATTTTAGGATCTAAGTAATGGCTGAAAAGAATCCTTTTCTTGAAGACGCAGAACCAACAAGGGTTTCTGAAGGTGGGTTGACAGGTGCTTTAAAAGCTGCTGGCCGAGGTCTTTACGAATCAGTACCTTTTGTTGGGGAAAAAAAAGCTGAAGAGGCGGGATTGCCTCAGCCGTCAAATTTTGCTGAACGTCTTACTCGTAGAGCTGCTAGAAACTTGCCATATGCTTTGGCTGCATCTCCATTTGTTACACCAGCAGGTGCTGCATTAGGATTGATGGGAAGCACTGCATTAGGCCAAGCTGCTGAAGAAATTGGTGTACCAGAGTCTTATCAACCAGTTGCTGAAATGATTGGCGGTGGTCTTGGTCCTGGTGTAAGAGGCGTTGCAGGAAGAACTCTTGGATACACTCAACCAGCACTTGTAGAGTCTTCTAAAAAAGCCGCAAAGGCTGGATATGAGCTTGGTCCATCATCTAGAGCAGAACGCGGGATGATGTATGGCGCAGGTCCAACAGAAGAATCTGCAATACGAAATTTGGATAAGTTTACTAAAGATGCTGCTCAAAGAGCAGGAAATCCATTGCAAGCAGGAAAAGGAATAGACGGATCTTGGATTGCTGATACTTCAAAAAAACTATCAAACGAAGCTAACAGAATTTTTTCTGGTAAATCGTTTGCTACAACTCCTCAATTTTCCAATGACATTGTTAACATTGAAAGGGAAGCTGCTGGGATTTTTGGAGAACAAGGCAACGCAGTATCAAACTTGTTGGAAAAAAACATCCAAGGATATCGTCCGGGCGGTGCATTTACCCAACCAAAATTCAAAGCAGAGGATCTTAGATCTGCAATTGTTGATGTCAATGAAAGATTAATGGGTGAAGCTCCTGCCAACCAAAAAAAGGTGCTTTACAAGTTAAAAGATTCTTTAGAGAAACTTGTTGAAGACAACTTTAAATCTCTCAACCAACCTCAGTTTGTTAAAGATTACAACGACTGGAAAAGCAATTACCATTCGTTTGCAACAATAAAAGACTTGGTTCAAAGAGGAACAGGCATCACTGGTGCAAAACAAATTGATCCAGCAAAGTTAAAATCTTTGGTTGAATCAAGAACTGGTGGCAATCCAGTAATCAATCCTTTGTATGATAATTTAGCTGAGTTTGGAAATATACTTTCGGCAAAAACTGTTGCCGCTCCAAACATTGCACAAGCAGCATATAGAACAATTACTGAAAGTCCTCTTGCTAGAGCGTTGGGTGGAGTGTTCCAACCTAGTGTTGCAAAACGAGGAAGCTCTGCTGCTGCTGCCGCTCAAACAATGGCCCCAGCAACTCAATACACCCAACAGAAACCAGAACAATGAGCAAAAAACGTGGCATCAGCACAGACTTGGAGAGGGCTATTTCGGATATGCTGCGGGTGACGATCTCCGACCCCGAGGCTAGTCTTGATGCTAAGATGAAGGTCATCGACCGTGCGCTCAAGTTGGAAGCCTTGCGCCTCAAGGACGAGGGTTCTGACTGGGGTACTGGCTTTATGAATGATGATGACGAGTAATCTTATGGAAGCTATTCAACTGATCAAACTAGCCTTGTCTGTGGTGACAGACAGGCTTATCACCATTCTGGCCCTGCTGACTTCGTTTGGTCTTGGGTGCTGGACGATGTGGGATCCAACGTGGGAGCGGGTGGGAACACTCGGCATCTATGTGATCTTCTGTTACCTTACGATCAATGCCAAGGAGCATAGGAATGAAGAATCGAGTCCAGCAACGGGACCATGACGTCAACCAGCAGATAGCCAAGTCCACCCGTCCTCAGCTACCGCGAGACGGTAGTAGGGACATGGTACGTTGGCAGCCGGGTGAACTACCAAAGGGTGGCTTCCGCCCTGTTCTGCCCTTCTGTGAGGGTCCGTACGACACCAAGCAGAGTCCTACTCGCGGCGGCGGATCAAAGGTCTACTGATGGCTTACAACCAGGCTTTTTACCCCATGGGGAAGACGTTTGTTTTGTCGGGAAGTTCTACTCTCGCAACATCCAACGTCTTCGCAGACAGTCCTTGCAGCCAGTATCTGTTTGTCAACCATGAGACGTCAGGCAGTCAACCGTTGTACGTCAGGATCTCGGCTACTGCTGGTGCTAATGCTGCCGTACCAACGTCTGTCACTCCTGGGTATGGAGTACCTATCAGGCCACAAGAATCAATTGTGCTGAGTGGGCCTCAGTGTTCTAGCGGCGCGAATGTGTTCATATCTTATATTTCTTCGTCTTCAACTCCGACCGTCTACGTCACTCCTGGCGAGGGTATGGGCTGATGTTTGAAGTCTTGTCCGGCGGGATCTTTGGGTCGCTCATAGGCGGGTTGTTCCGTCTTGCGCCAGAGGTTTTGAAATGGCTGGACAAGAAGGATGAGCGCGCTCACGAGCTGCTGATGTTCCAGCGGCAGTGTGACCTTGAGCAGTTGCGTGGTCAGATCAAGCTCAACGAAATAGGAGCGCAGAGGGATGCGGCGATTGATGTTGGCGTTATGGACGCTTTCGGTGCAGCGATACAATCTCAGACGGAAATGGTTAAATCTGCTGGCGGTTGGGCCGCTTCTTTATCTGCTTCTGTACGCCCTGTTGTCACCTACTGGGTCTTACTGATCTGGTCGTTTGCTCATCTGTGGTTTGCCTTCTGCGCCTGGGAAGACAACAACAACCCTATAGAAGTGTTCAAGGTAATGATGTCACCAGACTTCTCTGCGCTGGTGGCAGGCACGTTGAACTTCTGGTTTTTGGACAGGACTCTTGCCAAGCGTGGCTTATGACCTGTCTATCGCTATAGAGTTATGCCAGCGTTTCGAAGGTTTTCGAGAGGCTCCGTACCTTTGTCCGGCCAACGTACCGACAATTGGTTTCGGTTCAACGATGTACGCGGACGGAAGGAGAGTGACTCTGCAGGACTCTCACATCACACGGGCGGAGGCTCAGGCTCTGTTGGAATCAGAACTGAGGCACACATATTTACCGGGTACTCTGCGCCACTGTCCTGGGCTAGTGGCAGACAACCGAAGATTAAACGCGATCGTTGACTTCACCTACAACCTTGGCGTTGGCAGACTCCAGACGTCTACCCTCAAGCGCAAGATCAACGAACAGGATTGGGTAGGAGCAAAAGAAGAGTTGCTCAAGTGGAGCAAGGCAGGTGGAAAAGTCTTGCCAGGATTGTTGAAACGTAGACAAGCAGAAGCCTTGTTGTTGTAACAATAGTATGGTATCAAGCGCCTGCCATCACGGAGGCGCACATGGGACGTGAGCTACTAATATCTGATCAAGATTTCATACAGCTCTGGGAAAAGCATAGATCTCCCAGAAAGATATCTAACGCTACCGGCATATCAGAAAGAGCAGTCTACGCAATAAGAACTAGAATAGAAGCCAACCATAAGATAAGTCTCAGCGTAAGAGAGACAAAAGGACCAAGCACCACACACCTAGAGAAGGCAAGACACCACGCAGGGATCACGACAGGAACTGCGATAGTCTTCTCAGACGCACACTTCTGGCCTGGTATACGCAGCACGGCTTTCAAGGGCTTGCTCTGGGCTATAAAGACTTTAAAGCCTCATGTGATCGTCAACAACGGCGATGCCTTTGACGGCGCTGCAATCTCCCGATTCCCACGCATAGGCTGGACGCATATGCCTAACGTCAAGCAGGAACTAGAAGCCTGCCAGGAGGCTCTAGGAGAGATCGAGAAGGCCACCAAGAAGGCTAGGCATCACACGCAGTTGATCTGGTCCCTGGGCAACCACGACGCGAGGTTTGAGACTCGTCTGGCGCAGGTAGGACCAGAGTTTGAAGGCGTGTACGGCACGGCTTTAAAGGATCACTTTATGGCTTGGACTCCATGTTGGAGTTGCTGGCTGACTCCAGAGGTGGTGGTCAAGCATCGGTACAAGAATGGTGTCCACGCCACGCACAACAACACGGTGGGGTCTGGCGTGTCGATTGTGACAGGGCATCTTCATAGTTTGAAGGTAACGCCCTACAGCGACTACAACGGCACGCGGTGGGGCGTAGACACGGGTACGCTGGCGGAAACGAACGGACCACAATTCTTAGATTACTTGGAAGACAATCCTGTAAACTGGAGGTCTGGGTTTGCCGTGTTGACGTTCAGGGATGGCAAGATGCTGTGGCCTGAGCTGGTCAGTAAACACGATGATGGAGTGATTGACTTCCGTGGTGACCTTATAGATGTGAGTGAATTATGAGCAAGTTCCCCAATCTGTCAGTTGGTAGAGGCGAGAAACTCCCCGCATCAAGAGGTGCTGGCCTGACGGAGAAGGGGCGGAGGAAAGCTAGGGCAGCGGGTAGCAACCTAAAAGCACCCACGAAAGACCCTAAGAATCCTCGCCATAAGAGTTTCTGTGCCCGTTCCAAGGGTTGGACGGGGGAGCGCGGGAAAGCAGCCAGGAGGCGTTGGGGATGTCGGTCTTAGGAATTCATGTCAGGAAGGATGGTCTTGTTTCTGACAAGTGGGAATCTTATCTATATGCTTACGATCAAATCTTTTCTCTCTACAGAGATGATGAAATCAGACTCCTAGAGATAGGGGTACAGAACGGTGGCTCACTGGAAACGTGGGCAGATTACTTTTGGGATGCTACCGAGATCATTGGGATCGACACGGATCCCAAGTGCGGAGAGCTGGAATTCGAGGACGGTCGCATCAAAGTGATCGTTGGAGACTCCAAGGAAGTAGAGTTAGAGGGTGAGTTCGACATCATCATTGATGACGGATCTCACACTGCCCAAGACATCATTGCCAACTTCAACCGCTGGTGGCCCAAGTTAGCTAACGATGGCATCTACGTTGTGGAAGACTTCCACACGCAGTGGATTCCGGGTTATGGCTCACACGCCATACAGTTCTTTGCAGGTTTCATCCAGGCTGTGAACGACAAGTGCAAGATCCAGCACAACGTTCAGCGCCTGGAGTTCCGGCACTCTATGGTGATCCTAGAGAAGGGAGAGCCGTGGCTGGGAAACCGTCTGGTGAAGGGCAAGGATGCGCCCGTCAATCCAGATGTACTGAGGTTCCAAGATGAAAGCAAAGAAGGGTCTGTACTACAACATCAACAGACGTAGAAAGCTGGGCCTACCAGCTAAAAAGCCTGGGCAGCGGGGGTTTCCCACTGCCGAGGCTTTCCGTAGATCCGCAAGAACTGCGAAGAAGTAATTACTCTTCGGTTCCTTCGTCTTCCTCGACGCCGTCATCCTCGTCAAGACCATCGTCTTCGTCGGTAGACTCGATAGAGTAGGCCGTGTCAGCAAAGCCTTGGAAGAAATCTTTCAGGGCATACTTTTCGATGCTCATGGTTTGAGCAACGGTGACGGCAGCAGAGAAGAGCGCTGACAGGGCATCCATAGCGTCATTCCCGTCAATAGCGGCAAGGATCTGATCTTTCACAAGAGACTCCGGTTAAGGTGCAGGGATAAGACTGCCTTCGAATAGGTAAGACCCGTAGTGTCCGAGCTTCACCCACGGGGCAGCATAGATCTTATACCCCTGCTTTCTTACAATTGTGCAAAAAGCAAAGTCCTCGGAGAGAAGACGTCCGCCTTCCACCATCACCGGGAAGTATTCGTAGATCTCGTCAGCCTTCATCGTGCCTGCCGTGTCTAGTACATCATTGGTATACACGGCGACAAATGGTCGCATAGCTTCAAACACTTCACGCTTGATGAGCATGAAGCCCGTGCCTCCGTTGACGATCTCCAGCGGCTCATTCTGCGGCACTACAACCTGGCCTTGCTCTCCTACCAGGTTAACCACCATCGCTCCTGTGTGGTTCTTGAGCTGATCCCACGGCACTCCGTTGCCTGCGGAGATAGCAACTTGCTGCCAGTTGATCTCTTTCTTGGGATAGAGTCCGCAAATGACATCCTTGTCTGCTGCCAGCATTGACATGACATCGTGTGGGTTAAACCGGATGTCAGCGTCTATGAACATCAGATGCGTGCAGTCTGTCTGTAGGAACTGATGTGCTAGTCCGTTGCGAGCACGCTGGATGAGAGACTCGTTGAACATGAAAGAACAATTAAGTTCTATTTTCTCCTTTGCTACTGACACCAACGCCAGCATAGATTGCAAATAAAACCCTGTGCACATTCCACCATACATAGGTGTAGCTACAAATACTTTAGTCAAGATATATCCTCTATTCTCATTACATATTTACCAGCGGAGTTCTTCCGCCACCCATGTACTTCTATCCTGATACCAGCCTCCCGTACTGCACCCACTGTGTCAGACGCAAGGATCTTCTTGATCCGTTCTGCCACCCCAGATGCCGTTACCTGCACGGCAAGTACCTCATTACGACGTATTGCAAGGATGTCGCACCATCCCCAGAGATCCTGCCGTATTCGTGCGTGTGGATTCCACTTCTCAACTACAGCGCAGAGATAGCCCTGCTCACGCAGATACTCCAGTGATCTCTGGGTAGGAGTCATCAGAACTCTTCTTTCAGCTCTTTATGGCGCTGCTTGTGGCAGGGCTGGCAGAGCCACATCACTTCGAGTGGTTTGTCATAGTCCTCGTGATGAGCGAGAGATCGTTCAGAGCCGCAGCGACAGCATGGGGAGCGTACAAGCAATGCTTTCTTAATTGCTCGTGAAACCATGTTGTGCGCTCTTTGGCGTCTAAGATCCTCGGATCTCCAGGCTCGATTGACAGCGATATTGACAGCTTTTCTCTCGGGTCTTTTGGATCGCTCTTTGTCATATTCTCTAATCCTTTCGATGTTTTCTACTCGATGTTTCGCAACATCTGACTTGGTGCAGGCTTTGCATTTGTTGAGATGACCGTCAGCCATCATCCGGTGTTTGTAAAACTCTTCCAATGGCTTGACGGTCTTGCACTTGAAACACTCTTTAGAACTGATCATGCCGTACCTCTGTGCTGGTGGTACGACCATTATAGACCAGTTCTAATTAAAAGGTACGTCTTCGTCCATGTCATCCCGCTTAGATCCAAACCCTGTTGTGTGAGGTTTGTAATTAGGCGGTACTTCTTTATGCTCTTCCTTCTTGTCTTTGAAGTAAGTGTTTTCTTTAATGGTGAAGTAGGTTCCACCGTTCTTGGTGGTGTTCTGCCAGATCGATAGTTTGATCGTCTCACCTACTGCGTACGATCTGGTGAGCAACAGATCACCATCCCAGTCAGGGCCGTTAGGATTCTTTTTCTGTGCTGGATCTTTCGAGAAAAGATTTACCTTGCCTGGGGTCGGTTGAAATGCGTTTTCTTTGTAGCTCATGATATCCCTTGATAGTTATATTGCCGATACGATGGAATCCTCCTACAGATCCATTGATGTCTCCTGGTCTAACTGGTCCTCTAACACCTTTGGGAGATCGGATCCCTCCCCGATAAGCGCTGCCTTCAACTGGAACTTGAACAGCGCTGGCAGCTCTTCGATACCCTTGGCGTTGGCATTGAGTACGCTGGCGATCTTCTCCTTCTTGACCTCCGGCGTGAACTTCTGCGACCTCATAATCTTTTCAACCATCGACCTAACCCCTTCCAGGTAGCCTGAGAAATCGGGGTAGGACTCGTAGACGGAACCGTCTGCAAGAAAGAGTGAAAAGGGATGATCCTCCACCTCCCTAGGAGGGGGCTGCACGGGCTCTAGAACGTCCGCTGCGCCCATATCTTTCACGGGTGCATGGGTAGGTATGTCCGACAGTTCTTCTGGCGTGTAGACGCCCACTACAACGCCCGGAAACACGGTGCGGATTCCTTCGCTCACTACCCTTGCTCGCAACATCGCACGAGGATAGTTAGTCCAGTTGTCCTTGCCGGTTAACTTGGCTTTGACCGCCATATCCCAAGTCCAGGTGATCTTGGCACTTCCACCTTGCGGATGACTGAATGTTGCAGTTACCTCCTTATCAGTTAACACATCCCAGTTGACCTTGCCACCTTGTGCTTGGAAGCGTGCAAGCATTGCGTCTGCTTTAAGAGCAGGACGTCCTTGGATGATGTGATAGTCACGAGCAGCCAGAGCAGGGTGCATACCCTCTGCTTGTGCGATGAGCATCAGGGCAAGTGCCTGGTCAGGGGTCTTCATACCAAAGAGACCGGACTTGGCGATAGCGACGGCCATAGTCTGGACGTCATTCACAGGGATAAGATTACTCATTGAAACCTCGTAGATCTTTACACATAAGATTTGCGTACTCAGATGCTGATTCCATGATCAGTTGCTTGCTTCCACCGTGGTAGGGGTTCTCCCTCTTGATAATGAAAGCAGCCATCGCAAGTGCACGATATAGATGCCAAATGTCTTCGTATTCTTCTTCGCTCATTTAATTAGAAATCTCCGTGATCCAGGTACTTCCTGGACGAACTGGTCATACATCTGTGGGTACGCTGCTCTGAAAGCAGTCGTGTTGAACTTGGCAGACGCCTTGGCAGACTTCCAAGTAGCCAGCACCGTACCATCAATAGTGCTCAACACAGACTTGCTGCCCATCGCCTTCATGAGAGCCTGCTTACAGTTCTCTTCCTGATCTTCTGCTTCTTTACGAAGTTTGGAGTAGTAAGAGTAGTTACGAGCAGCAGTCTCCAGCTCCTTGCTGGCGATCACCGTGCCTTCTTCCGACACCGGGAAAGAGATCTTGCACTCCTCCACCGTCTGAGGTTCTGGCAAGGTGTTGGCAACAACGTGGCCCCACCACCTGGCGCACCACTTGATATGCTCCTCCTTCATTTCTGGTGTGACTTCCTGTCGCACCACAATGAACTCAGATCCTCCAAGTAGTACTGCCAGGTAGACGATCTCTGCACCGTGAACGGTGGCCTCGTGGATACACTGGATCCTGTCTGCGTCTGGCATGAGGCAAATTTCAGGATCGAACTTGCTCCTCATGAAAGAGCTGTAGTTCTTGGCTTCCACCAGCACCTTGTTGTCCGCTGAGATGAAGTCGAAGTGAGAACGCAGCCAACTTTCTTTGGGATGAGTAAGAGGGTAAGCGGCATCTTTGAGTTCTATGCCGAGCCTCTCCTGGGCCAGCCTGCCGATGACCGGCTGCATGACGTGACCCATCTTGACGTGTTCAAGATCAGAGATCTCTTCACGTTCCATCTTCCCCTGTTTGATGAGAATGGCAGTTGCTGCTTGACCGTTGGCGGCCATGCGGCTATCGCCAGACCACCACCCGCTGTTGCGGACCTCTGGGCTGAAATCACTCATCTTGAGTCTCCTCTTGTTTACGCTCCCAGAAGATCGCTCCCTCGCCGCACTTACCTGCTTCGAAGGTTCTCTGGTTGTAGGCGTAGGAATACAACTTGCGACCCGATACCGGGTGGATGTTGTAGAAGGCAGCGCACTTAGCTAGTGCGTAGTCATCGTCACCAGGCTTGGGTAGTAGGTGACGGCAATCGATACATAACTTCATGTAACACCTATAAGATAAGATAAGATAGATACGAGAAACATCACTAGAACAGAAAAAAAAAGAACTGTCAACTGTCCGTTCGTTCACAGAACATCAGGACAAAAGAACCTCCAAGGTGGCATGGCAGCCAGCCTCACCCGCAGGGTCACTCATCTAAGATGGTTCCTGCCAGTGCTCCCTTGAGGCCAGATTCATTCATGCCGAGCCTGAGACCACCCAGGAGGTTCGACACTTGTGCAGTCGCTCTGGAACGCTGCGCGGCTCGCAGGGGGTGGCATACCCTGGCCGATGTACTCTTCCCTGCGGCCCATCTAGGCCCACTGCTAACGCGAGGAGTGCGGGCGAAAAAAAAGGACTTACTGCTGCACCGGGTGGAACACCCCGTTGGGGTCCGATGCATGAGTAAGTCCTCTTCGTTACGTTCCACGGTAACGGGGTCAACACTAACACAAAAAAAACCCCGATGCAAGACCGGGGTCAAGTCCCGAGTGGGACATCTAGGAGACAGCACGCGAGAAAGGTTCACTCTAGCACATCCTCGATCTCTAGCATTGCTCGGCGCAGCTCTTCCGCCTCCTCTCGGGGCGTGTGGGGCTGGATCATCAGGACGTAATAGGCGCTCTCCATGGCCGACAGAGCGCGTTGCAGGACACGGTTCAATTGTTCATCCACCGTTCTTCTCCTTGAGTTTGGCTTCAATTAAACGAACAAACGTCTCTTCATACTCGCTATCAGCAATGTATTGCACCTCCTCATCCGTCAGACCGACCCACGGGCGCCCCCGCTCATGCGCGGCGACAAGGTTGGCGAAAGTTCCCATCATCTCCCCAAAAAACCCTACGCAAATAGGAAAGCCAGCCTCTTCCGCCATGCGGATGATGTCATCGGGTTTCATGTCTTTCTTCCTGTAGTGGTAGTCGTGAGAAGTTCCGCAGGATGTACGCATACTCGGGTTCTCCTCGAAATGGGTTGGATGTCTTGTAAACCCTCTCCGCCTTGGGAGGGATGTACAACCAACACTGCTTACAGATGACCTCGTTCCACTCTAGTCTGCGTTCTATCTTCCCCGACTTCGCCATGATGGAAAGCCTGGCGTTCAGGGACGATCGGGGCATTCCAGAGATGCTCATGTCAGTAACGAACATCTCTCCTTTATCACTCAAATAGTTAAAGATCGCCTGTTCGTTATCCATTCTTTTCCCTCAATATCTTTTCTATCATCCTAGCGAATGCCACTGTCCACTTGCTAGGGTCTTTATAGAATATATATGCCTTGTCGAACTCTACATGGTAGAACGCTGCTTCAATATCTCCCGAGGTTAGTTCCTCCCACTGTTTATTAACGGGGTCTTGAATGATCTTAGGGATACCATCCTCATAATAAACATCTTTGACCATCCACTCGCCGTTCACGAGTCTATCCCCGCAATGCCTGACACGATGGCAATGATCAGGCCAACGAACGCAACCTCTAGGTCGCCTATCATGGCCCCGGCAATGCCGGTACAAAACGAAATTAAGAATATGATTGATAACACGATGGGTCCTCGATGATGGGGCGGTGGTTAGCCGCCCCGATAAGATTAGATAACGTAAGCGGACTTGTCGTGCCCGTTGATCCAGCGCGGGGACTTGCCACGCCCGGACCAGGTTGCCCCTGATACCGGATCACGGTACTTAGGCGGGACGGTCCTGCGTTCTCCCTTGCTCGGCAACGATCCTTTACCGGGCTGTAGCTTCAGATCGGCAGCGGTGATGCTGTAACTGGCGATCATGGCCTTGCAAGCCTCGATAGCTTGCCGCTTCTCTTCCTGCTTGACTTCCTCTGCTTGACGCAGAATCTCAGCGGCTTTTGCCTGTAGTTCTTCGTACAACATGGTCAACACTCCAAAGATGCCCCGAAAGGGGCGATAAGAGGCCCAACACGGGCCGGGAAATGTGCAGGCAAGGCTACCCTACCTGCACGGGTTCAAGATCGGTTGTAGGGTGTTCTACGCTCATCAGTGCCGGCACTACCGGTAGACCCTCCGAAGAGGGTTTCGCGTTGTCAGCAGATCAGCGTTTAGAGTACTGGTTGAGTGTCTGGAAATGTTTCATGTTCCCGGCCCATGACACCACAACAACACCATTAGCCTTGATACGGCAGAACCTACCCATGGAAGACCTGCTACCCGCATACACCCACTGACCTGGTTGCAACTTGTTGAGCTTGTCTTCTGTAGTACTGAAGATGTTGAGTGCTTGTTGATACTGCATGATGTTCCCCTATAAGATAATCTGTCTTGATCTAAGACAGTGAGAACATAATATCAATCTGATTATCTCCTGTCAACCGATAATACTTTTTTTTTACTAGGTACTTTCCCTAATGGTTATCTATACAGTACTACAGCATCACCGATCCTACCTGTCAACCTGTCCTACCTGTACCACCTGTCAACCTCTCTACACTGTCCTACCTGTACCTACTGTATATATAGTATAGGTAAGGATGTTCCTACCTGTACTGCAGACCCGACGGATGAGGAAGTGAGCGGGTGATCACCACAATCCTCCCTTTCATACGTTTTGGTCGATTCTTCTTACACGGGACACTGGCCGTTCCTGCTCTGCTCTAACCGCATCACTGCTTGATCTGTAGACCTGTCTGAGCACTGAGCACTGATCAGGATCGGTCTGGGCAGTACCACCGACAACCGTGCTACCATCCGAGCACAGCAGTAGGCCCAGGCGATGGGTCATGACCCCCGTGTAGGCGTGCACCCAACGCTTCTCCCCCCCAAGAAAAAACGGGTTGGATCTATGTTTAATCTAGCGCAGTTCTATAAATTCTGTAGTGAGTTAAAGATTGAGACCAAGGAACATGGTCTTAAGAAAATGGATAAACTATTAGGTACTCAGACATATATTATGGATGAGATATCTAAAGGTTTACAGGATGACATCCATTTCTTTGTGATATTGAAGGGTAGACAGTTAGGTATTACTACTATCTCTTTGGCATTGGATCTGTATTGGCATTTTGTACATCCTGGATTACAGGGTACATTGACGACAGACACAGAAGAGAACAGGGATATGTTTAGGAGTACCTTGTCTATGTACATAGATGGTCTCCCAAGAGAATATAAAATTCCTATGATTGCTCATAATAGGAATCATCTATCTCTCAAGAACAGGTCAAGACTGTTTTACCAGGTTGCTGGGTTGCGCTCTAAGGGGTCTCTGGGGCGCGGTAAGGCCATAACGTACCTGCATGGTACTGAGACATCCAGTTGGGGTGATGAGGAGGGCCTAGCGTCTCTCTTGGCTTCTCTTGCCGAGACCAACCCGCAGCGGTTGTACTTGTTCGAGAGCACTGCTCGTGGGTTCAATATGTTCCACGATATGTATGTGACGGCTAAGAAGGCTAGAACTCAGAGGGCTATCTTCTGTGGCTGGTGGAGAAATGAACTATATTCCGTGCCTGCAGACTCTGCGGTCTATAAAGTTTATTGGGATGGCAAATTAACTGGGGAAGAAAAAGAGTGGGTGAAGGACATCAAGAAGTTGTACGGTGTGGAGATCAACAGCAGGCAAATGGCGTGGTGGAGATGGAAGCTGCACGAGGGGATCAAGGACGATGCGCTGATGTACCAGGAGTTTCCTCCTACGGAAGACTACGCATTCGTGATGACTGGTACGAGCTTCTTCTCAAATGCCCGGTGTACTGATGCTGCCAAGGCTTCTAAGTCTTTAACGCCGGAGTGTTTCCGTTATGCTTTTGGGGCGTTGTTCCAAGACACGGACGTTCTGCGCTCTACTGAGAAACTTGGCACGCTCAAGGTTTGGGAGCAGCCGGTAGATTCTGCCTACTACGTCATCGGTGCAGACCCTGCTTATGGGTCATCCGATTGGGCAGACCGTTTCTCTATCCAAGTCTTCCGTGTTTACGCAGATGGTCTAGAGCAGGTGGCAGAGTTTGCCACTAGCGAGATGAACACTTACCAGTTTGCGTGGGTTATTGCCCACCTTGCCGGTGCGTACAAGAACTCTACGCTTAACCTAGAGGTGAACGGGCCTGGTCAGGCAGTCATCAACGAGTTGCGTAACCTCAAGAGGATGGCGTCTGCTCAGTCTGGTGGGGCTGGCAAGAACCTGCTAGACGTATTGGGTTCTATGTCCAACTACATCTGGCGTCGCAACGATACGATGGGTGGGCTTTCTAACTCCATAGGCTTCTTGACGACTAGCCAGACAAAGGAGAGGATGCTCACCTACATGAAAGACTACTTCGAGCGTGGTCTCATGGACATCAAATCTATGGACCTTCTTGACGAGATGAAGGGCATCGTCCGAGAAGGTGGGTTTATTGGTGCGCCCGGTCGAGGCAAGGATGACCGTGTTATTGCGGCAGCGCTGGCAACCGTCGCGTGGGCAGAGCAAGTACAGCCCCGACTCATTGCGATGCGACATACCAGAAAAGTTTCCCACGACGAGGAAGTCTCTACTCCTGAGCAACTCGCAGGTGGTCGCAACGTCTCAACCTACCTAAAACGGATTGGGCTATATGGCGACCCCGGCACGACACACTGACCTCACCATCGTTGCCATCTACGGGCATAACGACGGCTCTAGCGCGATTCCCAGCCTCGTACACAGCCTGCGGGAACTACCCGGTAGCAAAGGTCTGCTGATCTCGCCGGATCGCCCTGCGACCCTGCCAGACCACATAGCGTGGAAGCAGACTGCACCGCTGGACTACTACCAGTATTCCATCTTCTGTATGTACGCCCTGCAGCACTACATCGAGACTGAATACTGCTTGGTTGTCCAAGACGATGGCTGGGTTCTCAACGGTGAGAACTTCACGGATGTCTACTACGAGTACGACTATGTGGGCGCTCCTACCCACATGGGTATAAAAGGCGAGCAAGCGTTCTTCAACTTCACCTGGCAGACAGAGACAGATGTGACCGTTGTGCAGAACGGCGGGTTCTCTCTGCGTAGCCGCAAGTTCTTGCAGGCTCCCAGCAAGCACGGCATCTTGCACAAACTCTTTAACGTCCAGCCGTATATCAACGAGGATGTACAGCTCTCAGGGCTGCTGCGTCCCCAGTTGGAGAACGTGGGCGTGAGATATGCCCCTAACCACATTGCCAAACAATTCTCGGTGGAGTACCTGGGGCCGGGTTTCCACGATGACCTAGAGTTTGATACCCTTGTCGGGCATCACGCTACGTCCAGAAAGCTGGTGGGCCACAAGCACATTTCATGCACTCTTTCACCTGAGCTTGTCCAGAAGGTCTACGGCGAGATAGAGTTCTTTATGTTCCTGAGCCGCATCGGATACAGAATTGAACACCGTAATTCCTAAACACGAACTGAAAATGTTGATGAGAAGGTTCATCAACGACCAGTCTCGTGGCATCTCGCTGGAAAAGTTTGCCGAACTGTGCGGCATGAAAAAGAGAACATTTGCAGACGTTTTCGTATACGAGAACACTAAACTCACAGAGCAGGTTCAGCGTCGCGTATCCTCCGCCTACCAGCACTGGCGCGACGGCAACGTCAGGATCATGAAGCGTCCTGACAAGACTCAATACGTTGACTATCGTAAGACACCGCAACCCGTTATCATTCCACACATGGGGATTACTCACACACCAGACGGATTTAAATTATCTATTGGGCCACGCAATCGTCACGACTATTCTTATTCCACTCTGGATGACATCTTATGAGCGTTCTACACGACTATCTTTGCTCCTCACACGGCTTGTTTGAATCCTACGAACCCGTCTGCCCTATCAAATTCTGCACCGCAGAACTCAACATGGTTTTCCTAAAGCCGGTGTCTCTCAAGTCTGACAAGACTAAGCACGCCGACAATACCCTGCGTAACCTCGCGCAAGACTTCAACATGACCGATATCAAGTCGGTCCGTGAGGGCGAGTCTCAATCCGGGATGCACCACCACCAGATCCCGGTGGAGCAGAAGAAAGAACCCCGCCCAGGCGACGCTGCAATCTGGGGCGGCGGGTTCCAGAACATCAACCTAGAAACCGCTATGGCCGGACGAGTTGCCAAGCCCGTGCGTGACGAGCCAGTCTCGATGAACCCGCACGAGACAGGCCGTCTGGTTGGCCCGAAAGCGGCAAGCTATATGTCTGACCACGAAAACCTAAGCATACCCACATGAGAATTCCTAGCTCACCTCTAGATCGAGAACTATTCTTTCTCGACGTCATTGAGAAGTGTTCCGTCTCCATGGCAGACCGGCGCACTGACTACGGTGGGCTACGCTCTTGGTATCTCTTTGGTAACGGGCCGGACGAAGCGCCGGCTCTCTATAACAAAATCTTTCCGCACATAGATCAGCTATCTTCTTTTCTCTACTCTGCCGAGACCACGCGGTTCTCTATCGATCTCGGTGCAGACGTAGCAGAGGAAGAACAAGCCAAGCTGCCGGTTCTAACCCGCGCACTAAACGACGAGTGGCTCAACAGCAACGCTGACCAAGTGTTTTCCTCCGCCGTGTCGTGGGCGCTGGCCTACAACACGACGTTTGTCAAACTCGTCTACCGCAACGGAATCAACCCGTACCTAGTCGAGCCAAGCACGATCGGCGTGTTGCGCGAAGATGTGCCGTACACGGACCGCCAAGAGGCGCTGATCCAGACGTACTACATCACCAAGTCTGAGTTGTACAACCGGCTCTACAGCCACCCTAGACGGGAAGAGCTGGTCAACCGCGTGACCTATGCCCAGCACGACCGCACGGAAGTTGCTAACGGCGTGCAGCGCATCATTATGAGCCAGACGGACCCGACTCTGTATGGCAACGTCAACCTTGATCTGTCTGGCGGCAATCGCTACAAAGCCCAAGTCTCTGAGCCAACCGTGCAGATGACGGAACTCTGGCTGTGGAACGACGACACCAACGACTATCAGGTTGTCACCAAGGCAGACCCTGATATCATCATCTACGACAGGCCGGGTGAAACAGTTTTCCTAAAAGGGGAGCTGCCTTTTGTGCAGGTTTGCCCCTTACCCTTGTACGACTACTTCTGGGGTCAGTCAGAAGTGTCGCGTCTGATCTATCTCCAGCAGATGCGTAACAAACGCATGACGGAGATTCTTGACCTGCTATCCAAGCAGGTGAACCCACCGTCTGCCCTCATTGGCTTTACGGGGATCCTAGATGAGAAGAACTTCGCTCTTAACCGCGCTGGAGGAATTCTCTCTACCGATATGCCAAATGCGAAGGTTGAGAAACTTGCACCTCAAGTCCCGCCCGACTTGTTCCGTGAGATCCAAGAGATCGATGGAATGTTTGAAGAAGCATCTGGCATCGTCTCTGTCTTGCAAGGCCGGGGTGAAGCAGGGGTAAGATCTAGCGGTCACGCCTCGCAACTTGCCCGTCTGGGGTCATCCAGAGCCAAGAAACGGGCGTTAGTGATCGAAGATGCGCTGGAAAAGATGGCTACGCTGTATCTCAAGCTGATGCAGTGCTATTCCGACACGCATTACACCGACATCAAGGGCAATCGGTTCATTGCAGAGCAATTGCCTAAGAATTACGCCGTAAAAGTGGACGCACACTCCAATTCTCCAATCTTTATGGAGGATACGAGGCAATTGGCGTTCAATCTCCTCAAAGCAGGTGCAATTGACAAGGAATCCTTGCTAGACTTGCTGGAACCGCCAATGAAGCAGCAGTTGAAAGAGCGTCTCAAGAAGATGGAGGCCGCTCAAGCCCAGCAAGCCGCTATGCAGCCTCTTAAGGAGAAGTAATGGCAATGCAAAACACCACCCGCACGGGTGATCAGCCAAGAATTACGACAAAGACATTGGACAAACCTACAACTCCATCCTTGACGTATCGCACACAGACGAATAGGATGGGCAATGCAGGAAATTCATCCCGCATGACTCGGGACTATTCCCGAAAGTGAGGTTTCAATGTATCGCACCAGCAAACGCGGTCGTAAAACCCGCCGCTAATTGAGTTTGATGGGTATGGCTGCTTGCCCTTACAAGTGGCCCTCTTTACTTGGAGTATGCCATGCGCCGTGGTCGTAAAGCTCGTCGGAAGTAATCCGACCG